TGAACCAGTTGTAGATATTTTTACATTTTGAACATTAAACCTGTTTTTCATCACTATTTGCGCTCCATTATTATCATAATAGAAACCAGTTGCTGCAGTTCCTGCATCGTTTAAGGCTTTGAATGCAAAACCTGTTGGATTTGCGCTACCATTGTTTAAAGCCATAGCTGCTCGTATAGTTCCGTTTACGTGAAGTTGGTCTTGTGGATTATTAGAACCTACATTATTTATACCTACAAAACCTCCATTAATTTGTGTTTTATTAGCTTGAATTTGAACTGATGGACCAGCATATATTTGTAACCTACCATTCTGGTTTAAAAGTCTTAATAATGAATTTGAATCTCCGTTCGATAAACGTATATCTCCTTGAAGATTTCCACCAGAACCAGGAGTACCAGCTTTTTCTATGATAAATTCACTATCAAATTTAATTGAATCTCCAGCCGACATTTGAATATCTTTTCCACCAGTCGTGTTTCCTATTGCAAGAGTTTGTGCTAAATTTTCAGCAGGAACTGCATCTACATAGGATTTTACTGCTGCGCTTGTCGGTATTGATGTATCGTTATCATTAGCTGCAATAGTTTTAGCTTCTGTTATAATTTCATCAACAGTAGCAGCACTTGAAGTACTGTCTGTAATTGATGCTATTTTTAAAGTACCTGTAATTTGAGCGCCATTATTTATTTTACCCAAACTCAAAGCACTATCAATCCCTAATCCGTCAGTTATTACGACTTTACCAGAAGCAGGAAGTCCAATTGAACTAACATCTGTTTTTAGCAATCCGTCATACGTATCTTTTATTTTTTGTCCTGTTAATGTTGCCATAATTTATTAGCTTTATTGTTTATTTTTTTCTTTAATGTGGTTCTTTATAGCCACTTCACTTTTATAAAATTTAAGAAATTTATTTAAAAGTTTAATATTTTTTTCTTTTGGTTTGCTCTTTCTTATCATAGTACCCAACCTACAAAATTTGCGTCTGTGTCTGGGAACATATCTGCATTTTGGTTTGCGTTATATTCTGGAAACAGGTTATTATTAAAACAAATATAATCTATAAAACGTCTAGTGTAAAATTGAGCGAAATTCCTGTGCTTGTCTATTAAGGTATCAACCTCGTTTTTTGTTACACTTTCGCTATTTTCTGAAATGTGTTTAAAAACACCGCCATTGGCAACTTGATATGCAGCAAAGGGTAAATAATCAACCATTGCGAAGTGGATTAACATATCTTTTATATATTCATTCACTAAAAACAAATAGTCTCCTGTTAAAGTTCCTGCAATAATATCGTTTGAAATTCTATCATACAATGCAGTTCCTAAATAGTTCTGTATATGTATCTGTTGTGCGATTTTGATAAACTGTATAAACTTGTCCACGTCCACGTTTCCATCAATCAATGAATTACGTTTTAAATCTGTTGGTGTTATAAATAATGCCGTTGCCATTGTTATCTTTTTTTCTTTTTAGGTTTCTTTTTACTCCAACTTGGGTGATGACCGTTATTTGGCATATCAATTGGTGCAATTACTGACTGTGCAGTACCTCTTGGATTAATATTGTAACTTGCAGGTATTGATCTAGTTCTTTTGTAATCTGAAAATTCTGGACTTTCTATTGATTTGTTCTTTACCCTAAATAAAACTTTTTTCCAAACGTGATGACAATAAACACCGCCCTTAAATTTAAACAAATCGTAAGGTTGTGAGTTATGACCTAACTCTGAATTTGCTCCCTGTCTACTTGCTTTGTCAATATCTTCTAATCTATAAACTGCAGGATAACCTTTTGAGTCATATCTACTCATCATTGTAGAACAAAAATCTCTACTGTCTCCGTCTGTTTTTCTTTTTTGATGGTATTTGTATCTAATTTTATAAAAGGATTTGTCTAAATAACTAAACCCACTTGGTTTTGAAGTTACGTATCCTGCTAATTTTTCAGATAAACTTTGTTTTTCATTAATTAAATAACTTGCCCACACCTCATCTGAATACTCTTGTCCATCACATTCTAACTCATCTACAAACTCCCAAGTATCGTCTAACTCGTCATTTTGTAAATTATCTAAAATATGACTTGAAACGTCGTCAGTTAATTCGATTTGTTCTGACATTTTAACTCCTGTTTCTTCTTCTTGCGTTTCTTCGTCTACTAACTCCTTGTCAATGTCTGTAAATTCAAGTGGTTGAAGCGTTTTAAAGTATAAATTAAGGCTTATATCGTTAAAAGCTAGTACTTGATCAAATGCTCTTATTAAAAGGTCTTGAAACGGTCTTATAACGGTGTTATCCATTAAAGTACTTGCAGTCATTAATTCGTCTGCATTGTTTCCTAACCCAGAACTGTCTTTAATTCCTAAAAGCATAGGTGAAACAACTCTGTGAGAAACCATTATTTTACGCATACTCTCGTCTGACAAAAATTGATACTGATTGTGAGCGTCAGATAATTGTACTGCTTCGATGCTAGACTCTGTATCTTTATTTTCGTTAAAACTTAATATAAATCTACCTGCATTACTTGATCCAGAATACTTTTCTAAAATACGTCTTTCAATACCCTCTCTTTCTTCTTCGTTCGGTACACCATTGTTAAAATTTATTAGCATACTCGGTGCTAAACCGTTCATAATGTTGTTTAAATGGTAGTTACTCACTTCTTCTTCTAACTCACAATATTGTAAACCACCTTGGTAATCAACAGGTGCATAGTAAAAATGACCTGCTACATAAGGTTTAATATAAAGAATTTCAATGCTCTCTTTTGAACTTCCAAATGTTGGTATTCTAGTAGGTTTGTCGCTTGGTTTTATTTGCTCCCAATCGTGAAAATAGTAATACGCTTCAATTTCTCCATCTTCGTTACATTTTTCTGGTGCCAACGACTCCACAGGAATGTGGTCTATTGTTGCAATTGTTTTTCTGTCTTTGGAGTAAATAATTTGGATAGCACATTGTCCCATTAATTTAAGATCATAACAGAATTTTCTAACTGCTTCGTCTTTTAAAAGAGTAATTGCTTGTGCGTATTCGTTTGGTTTTTTATTACTATCTGTTGCATCTAAACCTTTTCCAAATATCATTTGAGAAATTCCGTTTATAATAGCATTATTTGTAGGACTTCCAGAATATCTGTCTAATAAATACTTAAAATAGTCATTGTTGGAACCATATGTAACCCAATCTCTAGTTTTGTTTATAGTTATATTTGGACTTGTATAGTTGTTTAAATTTACAACATTGATCTTACCCTGTTCTGGTTTTCTTCTGCTCATATTACAATATAATCATTATTACTTTTAACATCAACGTATTGATCTTTGTTAATTGAATAGGTTTTATTATTTACTTGGTTTATTTCTTGGTTGGTTACAAAAATCTTATCTTTATAAATATTGTTATTAGTGGCATTGCTGTTAATTCTAAAAGTATAAAATCTGTTTTGTTCTAAATTTTCTACCACCAAAGGTATCGAAATAAAGTCCCCATAAAAGTCAGCTTGACCACTAGAAACAAGTTCCTTTCCTGTAATGTCATCCGTAACTGTAAAATTTAATTCCGTTGTCGCTTCTCTTGGAATTATAAAGATATTTTGAGGATCTGTTGTTTCTTTTAATACTACCATAAATCTATAACGAGAAAATAAATAATATTTGCAAAATTTTGGATAAAAAAAAAAGGGTAACCAAATGGCTACCCTATTATTTCAGTAATTAGAAAATATTAAATATCGTCTATATTTGAAGAACTTACTGTTATTCCTACTCCTGCAACACCGCCACTTAAAAAGTTAGCAGGTTTTTTCTCCATTCCTTGAAGCGTTAAAGTATACCCAGACAAATCACCCATTGCAGCACCAGTAACTACAGTACCACCGTTCACGTCAGCACCGTATTCTGTTCCAACAAGCATTGCATTACCGTTATTGTCTTCTACTACAATATGTGGTCGTGCAACAGCAATTAAAGCCAGTTCATCATTTGATTGAACAGATAGCTTTTTTAATGTTAGATTAACAATTTGATCGTAAAATGTAGTCCCATTCTCACGACTTGATGTTATAGTTTGTTCCAAAGAACTATTCCCTTTTAGAACATATTTGAAAGCCGTTGGCGTTCCTGCAAGTGCAGTAATCTCGCTTCCACTTGATGCGTATGTGATTGCGCCTAACGTTCCGTGGTCAATAAAGTAAACGGCAGTTAATCCACCAACGCTATCTTTACAAGGCTCTAATCTTCCCTTATTTATTAAACAACTCATTCTTTTATGTTTTTATAAACTTACCCTCGTTATTAATACAAGGGTAAATTTGATTAATTATTATGCTCCGTAAAATACAATGTCAGATGCGATACCATACTGAACACCTGCTGTATATCTCATTACAAATCTTACGTTTTTACTCCCGTCAAGTTCCGCCATATCTAAAACTTTTACTTCGTTCTGGTCGCTTAACAAGCCAGTACCGAAAAACAAGTTTGACTTTTCTGCTGCTACCATTCGGTTATCTGCAAGTCCATTTGCAACAACAATTTTTACTCCGTCAAAAGTAAGTCCTGCTCCACCGTCATACCATTGTGTACCTTTGTTATCTGTACCAGAATTTGCTTCTCCGTTTAAAAAAGATCCAAATCCACCTAATACTCTTACATAAGCACGAGCGACATTTTGTGAAACGTATAGATAAAGGTCTTCCTTACCGTATAGTGCTGAATTTATAGCATCAACCACCTTACCCATTTCAGCGATTACATTTGAACTTGTTACGGCTGCAGGTGCGATTGTTGTTCCACCATCTGTTGCAAAAGCTGCGTCTAAAAATAATCCTGTAAATCCGTCTGCGTTCCAAATTCTTTGCTCTGTTCCTTTTGCAACATCTGCTGATACTCTTGCAATAAAAAAGTCAGAGAATTTTGGTGGCATACTGTCGTGTGCTGAAAATCCCATTGATTCAGCTTCCCAATCACTTTGAAATGGTGTTTTACAAAGTTCAAGGTTTATTTGTAACTCGTCTGGTTGTAAAATACGCTCTGTTAAAGTTACAGTTCCTGCTGATGTAAAATCACAAGTTCCTGCTGCAATTGCTGATGCGTAATCTACTTTTTTAATTACTTCTTTTAATTTAATGTTTGGCTTAATAGTAATTAATTGATTTGCCAAAGTGTTTCCAGATAACAATGCTGCTCCGATGTATTCCCCTGCGAACTGACCTGCATACGTTGTTGTAATTGTTGGTTGTGCCATTTTTTTTAGTGTTTAATGTTTGAAATTGTTGCCACGATTCTATCGTATGCAGTTACTGATTTGTTTTTGTTAAA